AGGGTGGTACCTACTACGCTAATTCTTACTACACCTTTTGTAGATGATGTAGCATAAGGTGCTGCTGCGCCTGATGTAATTTCTTGTTGCACAAAAGCAGTGGTGGCTATCTGTGTGGTATTAGTAGTAGCTGCGGCTGTAGGTGCTGTAGGTGTACCTGTGAATGCAGGGTTGGTAAATGCTGTGGCCTTGGTTTCATTTACTACATTGCCCAGCCCCACCATAGTTTTGGTTATGCCTGTGACTGTGCCAGTAAACGCAGGACTTTCTAAGGGTGCCTTGAGTCCTATGCTTGTGGTAACTGTGGCAGCAAAGCTGGCATCATCACCCAGAGCAGCAGCCAGTTCGTCTAGGGTATCTAGTGCTCCGGGCGCAGAACTAACGAGGTTGGCCACTTCTGTTCTCACATACTGTGTGGTAGCTAGCTGTGTGGTATTGGTACCTGCAACGGCAGTGGGTGCAGTGGGCACACCAGTGAATGCTGGACTGGCAAACATAGTGAGTTTAGATTCGTTAGTGACACTACCCAGCCCCACATGTGCGGCAGTGACTCCACTCACAGTGCCAGTGAACGTGGGGTTAGTAAACATTGTAGCTTTAGATTCGTTAGTGACATTACCTAGGCCTAGCGCAGTGGTGTTGGGCAACACTAGGTTAAGTTCAGTTGCAAGTCCTGCGCCCGTGATGGTAGCACCCACAGTTGAACCCTGTGTGACTGATCCTACGCTTAGTGCTAGATTAACCAAGCCTGCGTCCACTGTGGTTCCGTTGTCTAATTCAACTAATAGATTGCCCCCAGCTGAAACAGCTATGCTAGATATACCTACTCCGTTTCTACCATCTGCACCCAGTGTACCTGGAGGTCCAGGAGGTCCAGTTAGCCCCTGTGGACCTGTGATCAATACCACACTTTGCCCATCTTCCACAGTTCTTACTGCAGAACTAGCAGAGTCAATGACAGTGATCAAAGGCTGTGCAGCAGTTGGTACCGTGCTGGTTATGCGATCTATGTTAGTGAGATTCTGTGATAAAGGACTCAAACGCAGACTGTTGGCTCCTGTGACGGGAGTACGAGCCGCAGTTGGGCTATTTAGAGCTTGAACTAGTTCTTTGAGATTTTGAATGGCCATACTAGTATTTAACTAGTCTAACTCATGTTGAATGCGCCATATGGCTATGCTGGTCAAAGGGCCTATACGTCCTGTCTGAGCCAGACCTTTTGACTTTTGGAATAGCCGTATCTGGGCAGGAGTTTTAAGTTCGGGCATGCGTTCTCGGCATACTCTGCGATTGCGATCAAACACACGAAACAGTTTACAGTCACGACCTGTAATCTTGTCCAAGGCATGATCAGTCAAAGTTTTACCAGTAGTTCCATAGGCCACAGCATCACCAGCAGTTTTAGCAGTGTCCACAGCTTCTGCCACAGTCACAGCAGTAGCACCTGCACCCATGTTACCTGCAAGAAAGGTCACACAGCTGGCCTGTAACAACATGATAACAAAGATGATGTAGCGCATAGTTTAGTATACAGTGATTCCCATGTGTTGTCTAGAATCGCGGCTGTCCAAAATAGGCGAGGCTAATTCCAGAAGCAGCTCGAAGAGCTGCGCGAAGCGCAAAAATTTTCAGGGATTATCCGTAATAATCTGCGCAGTTAATACTCTACTAACTCTATATGTATGATCGATCATAGCAGACACGCAGTCCTGAATCCATTAGTAACACTTGTGTGATTAATGTCTCTGGCACATAAAAGTCTAGTATACCCATGGCACCTGCATGTACTCTGCCGTCATGATGTTGTATTAGTCGCCATATACGCTCTGGATCACCTTTACACGAGTATGGATCGTAGCGTACACAGTACAGAGTTATTAGATCGTTTAACACAGTCGCTCCTCTGGGTTATAAACTATATATCTTATAGTGAGTAATTTGTCCATAAGTATGTGTATGCTGAAATGGATATCAACTATTATACTTGTCACTATCATCGCTGGATGTTCACAGTTGTGTACACAAGAACAACAGCAGCAACAGCGTGACATACAGTGCATATGGATACGAGTACCCTTTTAACAATAGTAGTCTAAGCCTGCGGCAGCTCTAGAGGATTATAATATGAATAAAGATATAGTAATAGATGTTATATTAGTAATCATAATATGTGTGTTCTTATACATGGTATACACTATAGCATGATTAAAGTTATCTACTATCTAAGACATAGTCACACGCATGAGCGTTGCTTTAGATACTATGAAACCCTTGCTGGCGCAAGGATAGCCCAACGCTCGCGTAATGCTCGCTTGGGCTACAAAACTCGTATACAGCGAACAGTAGAAGCTGACCTAGAGTTTGAACAGTGTGTAAACGCAGAAGGTAATCTAGTACTAGCAACATGGGCCATAGAAGAAGATCATATAGAGTTCTGTGACCTAACAGGCCCCGCTGCAGAGGATTAGTGTATACGCACAATGAGTGATTTACTGAGCTTAGAAGCTTATAGCTATTGGGGTTCGTGTAGATACTGTATAAAAAGTGCAGAAAAGTATGAAAAAGTGTGATTTACTGAGCCCCGAGAGTGCGTATAGGCCCCGCTGCTACATGTGTGTGGGGCAAGAATGAACAGATTAGTGTTAAAAAGTAGTAAAAAGTGTATAATTGTGTGTATTTGTGTTATGCCTCATTAACCACCAGCCTGAGATTCTAAAAATTGCTTGCAATCTAGCCTCTACCGTGCTCAAACGGTTCAAGTTCCACCATTCTCTACCATGAATCCACCATGTGACCACCGTGAGTAACAGCCTCTAGACTGGTTCTACGGTTCTATACAGTGGCCCCGCTGTAGTGGTTACGGTAAATATCTCTTGACTTTACTCTAACTAGACTGTATAATATATCACATGAACACTGAAAAAGACGACTTTGAATACAACAATGAAGAAGAAGCCGAAATGGCTCAGCTTCAAAGCATACACAACAACATGAATGCCATTGCCGATGTTCGTAGAGCATTGGCCAAACAGGCAGCTCAGCCCAGTCTAGAGGAATGTGAAGACTGTGGTGAAGACATTCCCAGGGCTAGACAGCAGCTGGTACTGGGCTGCACACGCTGCATCTATTGCCAAGGCCTGTATGAACGCCGTAAAGCTGGTTACTAATCTAGGCCCCGCTGCTTGGTCTACTATACTAGGACACTATATGACACTACCAGATGAGAGATACCGTGCAATACGTATAACAGAGACACTGTTAATAGACCTATGTAGCAGTCGTGCTACACCACGTATACCTAAAGAGATTCGACAGCGTGCAGCACAGTGTTTGCGACACTTCCCAGGATCATATGATCTACATCAGCTAGAACTAGCAGCGCCACATGTTGTACAGCAGCAGATGGAACCCCTGCACAGGATGGTAGCTGTATATGAGTCGATGACACCTGAACTATCAGATGATCACGAGGGGTCTACACTGGATTAAGCAGCACAAAGGGCCCCTAGCTCATGTTGGTTAGAGCAGTGGACTCATAATCCATTGGTGCCGTGTTCGACTCACGGGGGGCCCACCAAACACTATAATAACAATAACCTGGAGCTCAGGATGATCATAGAGATCGCAACAGCAGCAGCAATGTATCTAGCAGAGAATGTAACAGCTACAGCAGCAGAATCAGATATACCCCAGATGCGTCCACGTGCAGCACTGTGTAGGGATCGCGACCCCCAAAAGCTACGCCAATGTTTGAACGCAAAGATGCAGCCAGAACCAGACCCTTACGCAGCTATGTGGGATCCTAATTGGATCAGCTCAGTGACACCTGTGAGAGAGGGTGAGCAGAAGAGCGGAAGTGCCACAGCAACCAATCCGAACGATGGGGGTTCAAAAGGGAGTGTGGCATCTAAGCCACACGCTAGATCAAACTAGGGGTTGACATTTTGGCTCAATGATGCTATACTGTTGTTAACAGTTAGAGATTAGGAGCGAAACTAATGCCAAAACCCAGAACAGATCGTAATCATATCATATATGAGATCGTTACCCCTCAAGGTAGCTACATAGGCGTTACTGCCAAAACCCAGACCACAGTACTAAAGAGCCTACGTGCTAGAGCGGCCAAGCACTGGTATCGTGCTCGCACAGAGAGCAAGACATGGGCCCTATGCCAATACTTGCGCACACTCACAGACAAAAGCGAGATTGACATACGTATGCATGAGATGGTTCGCGGTAAAGCACTAGCGCACACACGTGAGCGTGAGTTGATTCGTAGATATAACCCAGCACTAAACACAGACAAGAGAGGAGCGTAATATGGGAACACCTTTGTATATGGAAATTGGTGATGCTTGTACCCTGGTAAAAGAGTATGCTGATATACACACGGGCGGGGACGTACTGGCAGGGCTCAAGGACATGGAAGCCTGTTGGGACGATCTTGACAAAGAGGACAGAGTAGCGTATACTATGTTCATGAAAGCGGGCCGTGAAATGTTCGCACCCAAAACAACCTAAGGAGCGCAGATGAGAGATTATACTGTACTAGCAGAGTTGGACCGTGAAGGGTTCAACGTTATCGTAGACAAGACCTGGGAAGACCTGCACCCTCAGGACTCGTTTGATACCAGCATTAATCCAGACACTAACCAGCCCTACTATGATATCCAAGACATGTGTCGCAAGATTGATCGGGGCGAGTTGGACTGGTTCATGTTGCGGGTACGTGCGATGCATGAGGATGTAGAGCTAGCTGTTAGCTATGTAGGGGGCTTCTTGTATGAGGATGCCACCGAGGTGCTTCGCGATGGTACAGCAGAAGATATGATCTGGGAAACTGTTGAAGAAGCCAAGAAGCGAGTACCCATACTGATTCAAGGGTTATCAAAACTGGTTGACAAAGAACTGGTTTGATAGTATAATACACACTTACTAAGAGATTAGGAGCGAATACGATGTCAACACGCAGCGCAATTGCAATCATGCACGGGGAACGTGCCAAGTCAGTATACTGTCATTGGGACGGGTACCTAGAACACAACGGCTACATCCTACAAAACTTCTACGACACTACCAAAACAAACAAGCTGATCAGCATGGGTGATATCAGCAGCTTGGGGGCTGAGATCGGCGACAAGCATGACTTCGATGAACGTTACGACCCTGAAACCTATGCTGACACACGCTGTACTTTCTATACCAGGGATCGCGGTGAAGAGACCACGTGGAAATCCTTTGGTAGCTTGGACGAGATGGTGGACTACTACAAGGGCAGTTGGTGCGAGTACTTGTACGTGATGCGGGACGGGGTATGGTACTATACTAGCCTGAACACAGTTAACCTACAGCCTTTGAAACCAGCACTGGATAAAATAGTGGTTGACAAACAGACTGTTTGACTGTATAATACGAACTTAAACAATTAACTAAGGAGCGAAAACTTATGCCAGCAATTATTGAAATCGTAGATGGTACCTACAAAATCCGCGGACAAGATGTGTCCATGGCAGGGTTCCGCTTCGAGCTCGTAGAAGGGTTCAAGACGGGTGCCCAGGGTGGCTACGTCACAGTTGCAGGGGGCTCAGTACAGCCTAGCAATGCAGGCATTCCAGATCGCGCAATCCGAATCAAATGTGAAGGTACCACTAGTTATCTTATGATAGCAGAGGGTGCCCCAGCCGCTAAAGTAGATCGCCCAGGAGTAAAGAGCCTAGAGCAGATACAGGTGTCTGATGCTTCAGTAGCACATGAGTCGGATGAAGAGATAGTAGAACGTCTACGCTCACGCTTCCAGGTTCTGCAGGATATGACCCAAGCAGTGAAGGCTGGTACTGTTCGTGCTATGATTGTCACAGGCCCCCCAGGCGTAGGTAAGAGCTTTGGTGTTGAAGAAGTGCTCAGCAGACAGGATCTGTTTAATACCCTAGGCAACAAGAAGCCCAAGTATGAGATCGTCAAGGGTGCTATGAGTGCCTTGGGTTTATATTCTAAGCTCTACGAGTTCTCAGAGCGTGGTAATGTTGTGGTGTTCGATGACTGTGACTCTGTGCTATTAGATGACCTGAGCCTGAACATTCTAAAGGCAGCACTGGATTCTTCTAAGAAGCGTACAATTGCTTGGAACACTGACAGCCGTATGTTGCGTCAAGAGGGTGTGCCAGATCGATTTGAGTTTAAAGCGGGTGCCATCTTTATCACGAACATCAAGTTTGAGAATGTCAGATCTAAGAAGTTGCAGGATCACTTGGCAGCATTAGAGTCACGCTGTCACTATATTGATTTGCAGATGGATACAGATCGTGAGAAGGTACTACGCATTAAGCAGATCACTGAAGACGGCATGTTAGAAACATACGACTTTGAGAACGATGAGAAGACAGAGATCGTTGACTACATCATTGAGAATCGTGCTAAGATGCGTGAGCTGAGCTTGCGTACTGTGCTCAAGGTTGCGGACTTGCGTAAGAGCTTTCCTATGTCATGGCGTCAGATGGCAGAGGTTACTGTTCAGAAAAGGATGCATTAATATGGAACTAGGACCCAGCAGA